ACAAACATAACCCAAAACCACCACACGGCACACACACCACTCATTATGCTAACGCCAACATAAACAATGTTATGGGCATCAATGTGTAGTCCGTACAGTGACAATAGGAAGCCAAACACCATGAAAAAGATGGTGCTCATCATTATTGTGTTGTAATACAATCTGTTCATGCTAATATTTATTGTATATTAGAGTTTGATAAAACTATCGGTGAATTATGCTTGTTCTATCCAGATATTGTTTGTACCGTTTTTGGTAAGGAACACGGACTTGGCAAACTTTTCTGTTTCTGTTAGATTCTTAATAATCGGAACACCGTGCAGATCATTCTTGAGCAGACCCACAGGATCATCACCTACTAGGAATACATCCTCACGCTCAACTTCAAATTGCCACGTCCAATAGGCCGTGTCATTTTCAACTGTCCTTGTGGGATCATTATCCCACTCAACATTTGCTCTCATGCCGATGCCCTGTAACAGCGAATTAAAATTGCTCTGCTGTGCCTGCTTGACCTGATCAGGATCAGCCCTGTCAGGATTGGAGCGGGTGATATCAACAGTTGTTTTGATATTATAGCGTGCCATACAGTCTATTTAGCGGTCATAAAAAAAGGGCGGAAAATTTCTTAACCGCCCTTTAGTATTAAGTTAATTAAAACTTATATTAGCCAGAGATACCTGGGATAGTAGTTACCGCTGTGATATCTACATCAGCAAAGTACTCTTGTGCAGTTGTGCTTGGAGTACCAGTACCTTGTGCTACTACAGTGATTGCTGCATCACCTACTGCGCCTACAACAGCAACAACAGTGAATGCATCAGATTTTGCATTGGCATCAACTAGTGATGCACCTTGTGCTAAACCTTCTAAGAAACCATCAAGTTTTGCTTGAGTGAAGTTTCCACCACCGTTTAGATCAACAGTACAAATGTGTGTTGCACCTGCAATACCTTGTCCTGCTGTTGATTTTTTGTTTGCATCTAAGTAAGATGCTGCAACACCTGAACCGGCATTGTCATACGTTTGATAAAAAGTGCTTAAATCAGCCATTATGTTTTCTCCTCTATAATGTTAACTCCTCTCCGGAGCCGCTATTTTTGTTAGCAAATGTATTTATCCAAAATGGGTAAATCTAGGAGTAATGGTGTGTTTTTTGGGGATTTTGGCGTATTAATCGCTTCTAAATGGCGTCCAACGGTCCCTAGGCACTAGTTTTACCTTGTCCTTGGTCTTGACATAGCCTTCTCCGCCTGGCTTGCCACCCGTTGTAGCAACTACATCACCTTCCGCTTTGTCAAGTTCGTCGATGACTTCGTTCTTGGCCTTCATCAGTTCAGTAACAAGATAGAAGATGTCCTTCATTACCTGTTCCTGTTCCTTAGCAATATTTAGTATCTTCTCCTGTTTGTTGGCTGATACCTTTGAATTTTGAAGCCAATTGAGGAAACTGTTAAGATTTAGGTCCTCCAGTTTCTTGGCACGGCTCATTTGATTAATGTATGTATAGAATATGTCTGCGAGGTCGCTCAGACCTTTCTGTGGAGTAAAGAACTTAGCAATATCTCCCTGTGCCCTGTTTGCTACCTTTTCTATGTTGCCTAGATTATCAGCATTCACAGCAGGAGATTTTGAAACATACTGCTGTCCAAGCACTACTAGATCGCTAGTGCCATTAAACTGTTTTACATCCTCTATGGGTGTTCCGCTCTTGTCACCGAAGTACTCGTAGGCATTGTGTGCGGCAACCGCAACCTTGCTTTTACCTATGCGTCTTCCTATGTTGCTATCTGCCCTTACATTATAGGTTGTTTGATTAGGAGTAAAACTTATTGAGCCATCACTGCCAGCATATGGCTTGCCAGGATGATACAGCAAATCACCATAGATATATCCTCTATAGTCTGAAGGTGTTGCCTTTTCGAAGATGGGCCAAAGTGCTGCCATATCACTTGCAAACTTTTCACGCCAGTCCTCATCCTTGCCTCTGCTTAGTATAAACTTTTCTAGTTCTTGCGGGCTGCTGCTCTTACCTTCTTCTCTGCCCCAATTGTTCTTTCCTACCATGCGGAACGTTCCATCGTCATCACGTCCCCAATACACTGTAGGGTTGCCGTCCCACTTGATCGCAACGTCCGAACTATCCTGTTCCATATCTTTGAGTATCTGAACGGCACGCTTGGCACCATCATCTGGATTCGTGAAGACTAGGTCTTCCAGATGATTAAATTCTCTGCCAACTTTTTTTGCTTCTGTTAAAAATTCAAATGCTCTCATGATATGTTATTTAACCTATCTCGTAGTTCTTTTTTAAATACACCTTCTATTCTAATGCTATAATCTACCCTATAAGTTGGGTTCCAGCCACCGTGATAATCGTGATTGTTCCAATAAAAACAAGTTCCTGGCTCCATTGATATTTTGTTTTCGGCATCATCTTCAATCCATAAACTATTAGTTCCCCTTGGATCACACCATATAAAATGCTCTTCATGATCATATATTTTATTAAATTTAAATTTATCATTGTGCCTTACTGTTTCAACATTAGCATTTTTTAAAAGAATAACTATGGGACCTAATTTTTCAAAAGGTAATTGTTCAGCCCATTTTTTTAAACTTGGAAAATGCTCTGCTTCTGGATTCCATCTACAAGTATAAGGGTTATCAATATTGTAATCATATGGAAAGTAAGTATCGTTAATGCTTCTGTCAAATTCTCTTATTACCATATAATGTAATAATTCAAATACATCATATTGATACATTAACCAAGTATGAAAAGCGGGCATATCTGTATCATGTAAATGCTTTCCGTATTCTTTTAATTTAGGATCAGTTTCCTTATCCTTCCAATAGTTGAATGCATGTTTTATATCACTGCCAACTTCACCCGGCTCGTAATATTCGTCATGATTTTCGATGCCGTAGTTTAACCTTTTAGACTTGTGTGCTTTCGCTAGCCCGAAGTTAATATCAGGAACTATATTCTTAAGTCCGTCAACGTCGATATATTCATCCATGCAGATGTAGGGTTTGCCGAACACACCTTTCATTTTTGTTTCCTAATTAATTTCTTCTGTCTGTTTGTTTTGTCGACGTATTTTGCATGTGGAACTTTTAAGTTCTTCTTACCATACACATCGCCTATGACATGCATCTTGCCTGGACGCTCAAATGCACTGTATCTTATGTCTAATACTTCGCTAATCCTCATTGACAATATCTATCATCTGTCTCATCCAACCTATCGAACCAGGATGGAAACTTTCAACTTTTTTTGGATCTGGAAGTTCAAGTCCATCCTTCTCAAATGTTTCACGTGCATCTGCTACCAGTTCCTCATAGTTGGGTAACTTCTTGATGTAGCCGATGATGCCTTCCACCGAATCAAGTGTTGATGGTGTTGCCGTTTGACCCAACAGAGTTTTTGCAATCTGATTAGGATCCTTTGTGATTACTTCGTTTGATTCTCTATCTATTAATCCATTGTTTGCTGACCACTTCATGTCCTTGGTTTTCGCTATGCTGGCAAGCAGGATGTGTCTGTGAACGCCCTTGAATGCGCTACCCTCTCCGCTTCCCTGTAGGCTAAACTTCATCCATTCAGGATCACCAAACATTAGATCTGTTTGCACGAAACCATTCGCAGGGTCACCCTTGATTGGAGTTTTAAAGTGGACAGAAATGCCTGACTTTCTGATCCACTGTTTAACTTCTTCACCTTCGTGATTCTTTGTAACGTAATCTGCTAGTTTGCTTTCCAAATCTCCCTTGGTTGTCTTAGTGCTGTCAACTGCAACATCTAGGTCGCCGCTGTCTGCTTTCTTGCCCGTGGTTCCGAGCATGTTGTCGGTAAGTTCTAGGTCAACGATGCCTTCCAACCATTGCAGTGTTGGAATGACGTCAGCCTGCTGAATTCTCTGTGTTGCGGGTTTGCCCTCGGCATCCTTGAATATGTTTCCGCCTTCTTTAAGTAATGTTCGTGTCATCGCTCTTCTTCGTTCTCTTTGATTCTGTTATCTTGCGGATACCTCTGTTAAATTTAGATGGATCCGATCCCTTTATGCTGTTTATGAATCTTCTTTCTAGGTCCAGTGCTGTTTCTTCATCATATGTTTTGTGTATGAGTTCAACAAGATTTATCGCAGAATTAAGGATATTTGTTGCTCGCGATTCTATAATCGCTTCTGAATCCTTTCTATCAGCGATTGCATTAAGTTCCTGTAAAATTGACCTAGTTTTTACTTTCATATCTATATCCTATATCTTGTATTTAACCTTTTTGCAAACAAACTATATACACCTTGATTTCTATTGTCAACCTCTAGTTGACGCACTCATGCAAAAATAGCACTACAGCCATGCACAAAAATAGGTTGATTTTTTTGCTGCGATGCATTATATTAGTATAAATAAAGGTGAATAGAGCAGTGATCCTGCATTATTTCACTCACAGACACCAGGATAGACTGGCGCATTATCCATGCGTTACAAGCGATTGACGACTGCCAAAGGCAGTTGCACCGCCGGGGAAGTTCCGGGGTATTGCTAACCTTAAGCATCCATACATCAAAGGAGAAAAAGATGACACACTTAATGAGTGGTCTGATGTCTTGGATGAAACGCGGCTCGGCTATGTCTAACAGCCACCGTGATCAACTAAAGATTTGGGCCCAAAACGAATACAAAAAAGATTGGCAGTTTGCCTACAATTATATGCTCACTAATAATGGTAGGGCACCAAACTATCGCGAACTAAACGGACCTGCATATGTCCGTAGGGAGGTGGCATAAATGCTTAACTTCCTTAAAAAACTATTCACTTACTCGCAACGCAACTGGGACGAAGACTATCTGTCTAAGTCTGTTGATCATGTTGACCTTGAACGTCGTATCAGGGAACTTGATAGGCGCCAGGTCGTTACCGGACCGTTCGGGTACAAAAGAACTTAACATACACACACAAAGGAGATTATAAAATGTTATTTTGGGAAAGATTTAAAAATGCTTGCGAATCAGCAGGCTATGCTAGAGCGGCTTCACAACTTGCTAGTCAAGGTAAACACGAAGCAGCAAAACAATTAATGCTACACGGCATTAAGGAAACACAGGAACGCAAACGTGCTATCCGTAGACTTGAAAGAGTCAAAAAGATTAAAGCATCGTATGAGCCAGGTGACTATTACATGAAAGGTAAGAAGTTTGCATTCTGGAAGGGGAAGGCACATGCTTAAGAACTTTTTTGAAACAGCAGTACCTTTAACTATTATGTTAGGAGTGCTAGTAGGTTACTTTGCGGCAGTTGCGGCGTTCTGGGGAGGTATTATATAATGAATACACTTAACTGGATGCCATACACTGATGAGGAATCGGATTATCTTTCTAATCCAAAACCAAAAAAATAAGTTTTAAAAAAGAGTAGGGGAGCCGCCCGCCAAGATGACTCCCCTACAACTTTACTTCAAAGTTGAGTTTATATTATTTTTTTGTATAAATTGAATATAATACCCATACAGCAACAAGACCAACTAATCCTTGTGCAGAAAATCCTGCAACAATATTTTGGATATTGCCGATAATGTTGATGTTTGGCCAGAACGGAATGTTCTGTCCGTTGAACAAGACTTCAAGAACGATACCTAGAGACAACAGGCTAACTCCTGCTTCTGTTAGGGCACCGGCCCAAGCCTTCACTTTATTTAGAATGTCCATATTAACATCCTCCTTTATTAACTGATCTGGTTTTACGATCAGTGTAATATTTAGGTAAGGTGTTGTAAAAGTAATAATACCATAAATGGTTTAAGATGCCGTAAGGGCGGTTTTTTGGTAAACTTTTTTTATAAAGTGCGTTGACAATGATAAATAATAGTGTTACATTACTAGAGTTACAGTAGGTAACAAAACACACAAACACACAAGGAGAAAACAATATGTCATTCGACACACTCAAGAAAACAGCAGAACAGACTGCTGAACAAATGCAAAATGCAGTAAAAGAAGCAATGCCAAAGGTAACTTTCAATAAGAATGGTTATGAAATCAGAACGCAAGTTTTGGATTTGGCAAAACAATTCACAGAATTTGAATATTCGCATAAGTGGGTTGGTTGGGAAGTAAGCACAAAGAGAGATCCAGAAACTGGACAGATGTCTACCAAGGTAGGTATGCCAGAGGTTCCTGGTGTTGATCACGTGCTTGAAACTGCTGAGAAGTTTTACGACTTCGTCAACAAAAACAAGTAAGCATAATAGAAAGTATATTAAAGTTCCCTATTCGGGATGAAGAGTTATAGAAGACCGCATAGCGACAATAATAATACTAAAATTGGAAGGGTGTTAGTTTTGGCTAGCATCCTTTCTTTTTGACTTGACATTCACAATCTTTGATTGTATAATACAGGTATGAAAAATAAAAGAAACAAACTCGAAAGAAAATTAGACGAGTTCAATCATACTATGGAGTTGATTAGAACCGTTGTTCCAATTATTGTTTTGTGTTTACAGATATACATTATAGTAAAGTTGGTGTAAATGAAAGATAAAGTTATCCTAGTAGATGCTGATGGTGTCTTATTAGACTGGGAATGGGCCTTTAACGTTTGGATGGGCGAGCAAGGCTTTGAAAGAGTAAAAGGTTATCAGTTTGTCTACGAAATGGGCGAACGCTATGGAATCTCAAAAGAACAGGTTAAGAAACTAATCAAGATATTCAACAACTCAGCACACATTGGATTCTTGCCTGCATTAAGAGATGCTATGTTTTATGTCAAAAGACTACACGAAGAACACGGATATGTGTTCCATTGTATTACTAGCCTATCAGAGGATGCCAATGCAGGCAAACTGCGCAAGATGAATCTGCGTAAACTGTTTGGCAAGACTGCATTTCAAAAGTTTATTATTCTAGGCACTGGTGATGACAAAGATGAAGCACTGGCAGAGTATAGTAACACGGGCTGTTGGTGGATTGAAGATAAACCAGAGAATGCTGAAGCAGGATTACGTGCAGGACTAAGTCCAATCCTTATGGAACACGGACATAATATGAAGTTCAAGCACGACAAGATTACCAAAGTAAAGGATTGGAAAGAAGTCTACGAAACAATAACAAGTTAACTTTCTAAATAGAAAACGCTAGGATCCATTTCCTGGCATTTGCCCTTGATGTAGCCCTTGTATTCTGTATTAGCAAAGCCCTTGTTCATGAACTCCTTGCGCTTTTCACACTCCGCAAGCGTTTCATACTGTATGCTGCTCCATCCATTGGGTGCTATGATGTCTCCTGGCTTCCAAGTGCCATCATTCATTAGGAAATAAACTACCAAAAACCATTTCAAGATTGCGTCCTCCGGGCTAGGAATTATAGCACCCGAAGGTGCTATAAATTATTTTACTGACTGTTTCCAGTCGCAGTTTCTTTTTCTGTGTCCGTTCCAAGCCACAAAGCCGCCAAGTCTTAGTGAGTAGTAGGCCAAGTAGTTCATCACATAGAAACCGTTCACGTTGATGTTGATGTCTCTGAAAATTTCATCCGCTCTCTTCTGAGAGATAACACCAAG